ACTAGCCGTCATTAACAGTTATGCGAGGATAAGCTGAAATTAATGTTAATGGTAATGGTTGTGTTTGTCGAACATATACAAATCCATCAGTATTAAAATCATCACGAAACTCAATTTGCTTATCGCCAGTAAAAAGAGGAACGGCTGTGTCCATCGCTGCTGCACTAGATCTAAATGGTATTCTCTCCATATTATCTAAATCTGGTCCAACTTCAACACCAACAGTTTCATGTAAACGCAAAGTTACTTCGTGAATACGCTTGTCTTTTGATTGTGATGTACCACCCTCTCCTTGTAATTCTACTCGCATGGTTTGTAGTAAAGATGTATAATTTAATCCTATATGTACTTTTGTTGAAGATCTATCTAAAGTTATAGATCCTCCGCTTACTGTTTTATTTGGATGTGTTGCTCCATTTGCTAATATAGTAACAGATTGTCCTTCTAAGTGATCTAATCCTGAAATTACTGTTGCTGCTGAACCAGAATAAGTAAGTCCACTATCAACATAAAAACCATCGTTTTGATCTGTGCCATAATCAAATAAAGTTAAATATTCAACATATCGTCTAGTTGCTCCATTAATGGTGCGTTTAACAATCATGTAAAATTCATCTTCATTACTATCGGTAGGAATACTAGCAACACTTTCAACAACAGCTTGACTACTTCCAAAAACACCACCAAGAATATGACGATGCCAACCCATAACACTTTCAGCTCTAGCGTAGGTAAAACCAAGTAATGTACCATCCCCACGAACACACCATAAAATACTATCTGGTTCTTGTTGATATGCCATTTCAGTAATACCATTTTCTGTAATATGTTCTGCAAGTAAAGTCATGTCAGTTGCTTGGTATTGGTCAATATTTAAATTATATGTTAATTCTCGTAACTTTCTTTTTGCTCGTTGAACAAACATAGTAACATTTTCAATTTGGACCGCATCAATATTCGCTGATCCGTAACTTGATTGTTTTTGTATTTGTACATTTGTTGGAGTTAAAGGTTGAGTAGTACCAGAAGCACTTACAACAAATTCCCCTCCTACTGTACCAACAATCAAAGATCGTTGAGCTGACATATATCTAATTGCATTAACTTTATTAGACGCAATAGTGTACACCATTGCATCAGTAGCATTAGTACCTGTTGTAAAATTTTCTAATGATCCTGATTTACTAAACCATAATGATTGAGGATTATTATTTGATCCAGCAAAAACTAATCTTTGTTCAAAAAATGTAACCGAGCTTGGATAATAATCTGTTGTTGTATTTAAAACTGGATCAGTTAATTTATTAACTGTATCTGATCCTCCAGCAGAAAAAGTACCATAACTACTTGTGTTTAAATTTGTACCACTTGAATCTTGTATATTAAATGTTGTTGATGATCCAACAGTACCTACTTTATAAACATTACCATTTAATTGTGTCATACCACCAATATTAGTAAAGGTAACAAAATCTCCTTCTAAATATCCATGATCTGTGGATGTAGTTACAACGCCTGGATTAGCTTTTGTAATTGCATTTGGTGTTTTATCTTCTGATGTTACAATAGTTGGAGTAGTTAGTGTCCAAGATGTATGTCCAGTACGAGTTAATTTTCTTACTGCATAACTTGGGTGGACCAAATACATAATATCAGCACTTTGAGCAAATTTAATAGTTGGTATATTGGCTGTTACATAAGGAGAAGCTATTTCATAAATTTTATTAGCAACACCAGCAGAACCATAAGCTGTATAACCAGTTGTATTAACATTATTTCCATCAACATCTTGTATTTGAAAAGTGTTAGTGGTTTTATTTGCAACTTTAAATGTTTTACCATTTAATTCGGTCATTCCAACAACGCTTGTTATAATAACATGATCGCCATTGGAATAACCATGGGAGGTAGCGGTTATAACACCAGGGTTAGCTTGTGTTGCACCACTAATGGTTTTATTACTTTCGGTAATAATTCCATTGTCTTTAAAAAAACGAATATATTCATTTCCTAATTCTAAAATATAAGTTTGTGTTGTTGAAAACTCAAAAGGAATTAATCTTGTTTGTGCGGAACTTGTTTTTACTTCATGTATAAATTTTGTACCTGGTCGTCTTGACGCTGCACCATGAGGATGAACAACCATATTTTCTAATGTCTTTGTGCCATTAAAATATTTACCTAAATCTGTACGACCATCTAATCTTGGCGATAATTCGCCAGCCGTAAAATTGGTAAAGGCGACAGTTGTTTTAGCCATTAATACCTCGAATTAATAAATGTACTTGAATCTAAATTATCAGATGTACCTTCTGTAGCATCAACGAAACGAGCTTCTCGTAATTTTTCATTATACAATTCATACATTTGTCCAGCTAAAGATGTTGAAGATGTTATTGAATAACATAATTCTGCTGCTAATTTAGATGCAATAGTTTCAATTAATAAGGTATCGTATTCGTTTGGATCTGTTACTTTTGAAATATAAATTAAATAAATAGTTGCTTCATCTGTTAATAATTTTCTTTGTTCAATTTTAAATTTCATTCCAGCATCTAAATCAGATGATGTGCCGTCATGGTGTCCACCTATTTTTAAAACACGCAAACAATCAGATGGTAATGTATATTGATAAGTATATTCATGTGTTGGTGTATCTGTATCTTGTGCTAATTCAACACGCTTAATTAAACAATTCCATGTGTGAGATCTAAATATTCCATCACGCACAGATTCATAGCGTTGGTTTAACAACCTTGCGTTTTTACTATCCTCGGTCAAGGATGTAATATTATTACCACCCAACATATTTAATGCGGAGTTACAAATTTCTACTTCTGATGCCATAATTTTTTTTTGTTAATTGATTAAAAAAAAGGGGGAAAATTTTTCCCCCTTTGTATTAAAGTTTATTGAGTATAGTACACCCAGAAATAAATAGTACCTGTGATACTTGCACCACCAGTAGTAATTTTTAGATCTGTTGCACTTGATACTTTGTAACCTAATCCAGCAACCGCTGTATTAGCAGCAGTAGAACCAGCCAACATTGATTGGCACTGTCCAGCGGCATTCCATGTGCCGACCGCAGCAAGGTATCTATCTGCATCGCCAGAATCTCCAACAGTTAAAGTTGAAGATCCACCAAGAGCATCTGCCTTGATTATTACATCATGGATTGTTGCTCCAGCCGGTATTCTTGCGATAGTAATATCAGAACCACTACCAAGAGAAGATGCTTCATAAGTATCATGCCATACCATCATTGGAGATAGGTTGCCACCATCAGAATTAACTGCTGGTACAGCATCAAGATTTGTTATTGCAACACTTTTTACACTAGCCATATCTTAACCCTCCTATGCTTCATGACAAGGAATCTGAACAACTTTTTCTTCTTCCATTCTTGATGCACCAATCGACATACAGTAGTACACCTGAGTAGAGTATGATTTATCATCTCTCTCAGATATTCTTGCTGTAACATCCTTGCCAACGGCAAGTTTGATCGCATCTTTTGTGAAAGCAAAAACTAATCTGTCGTCAGTATTACTTGCATCGAAATTAAGTCTGTTAGACATAATAAATTTGAAACCTAAGAATGAATCAACTTGACCCATCGCTAGCGCTTTAACAGTATTATAATCACTATTCTTAACTTCAGTTGTATTAAGCAAATCACTTATTTGAGTTGCTCCACATACCACATATCGTGATATGCTTGGATCTACATCAGCTAAATCCATTTTCTTCTTTGCATCAAGAAGTTTAGCAATCGTTAAACCATCAGATTGGTTAGATGTTGCAAACTTTTGTGTGCTTGGAAGAGCCACAGATGTGCCGCCTGTTTCTCCTGAGTAAGCTGTTCCACCTAGAGCTGTAATGATTACATCATCCATAGATCTACCCATCGCTGCCGCAGCAGCTTTTGCGTAGCTCGAAGTAGGATCAATTAGCATTCTTACTTTGTCGGCATCATCAATAAGATCCGCCCACTCGTAGTCTGCTAAAGACACCCTTCTTCTACTATGAGGAGTATCAATTTGTGGAGTTGACGCATGGCGAGAAGTTCTCACTTGTGCAGCAACAGAACCTACTTGTTCAAAATATGCATTTTTCCCAGTAATAGATTCCACATCAACAGCTTCACGCAAACGGCTACCCATTTGTTGTGAAAGCATTTGTACATTAGAACCATACTGCTGTACAAAAGCTGTTGTAATTTGATTAGACATAATTGTCCTCCTATTCAAATTAAGGTTAAAATTTCGATGAATTATCTACCAGGTAGGTTCGTCTGCATTTTACAACTGTTAGTTGCTCTACTATTCAGATGGTCAAGAAGGATGCTTTCGCACTACCCTTCTAAATTCGGATGTATCATGTTTTGTAAATCAGCTACTTCTTTAACAGCAGCAGCATGACCTGGATGATCTTTCAACCAATAAGGATGTTTAAGATCTCCCATGATTTTTGAAACTTCTTTTTGTGCTTCATTAGGTGTAAATCCACCACTCTCGGTTTGATCTGGTCCTAAATTATCCTCAGAAAAATTATCAGATAATTTACTAAGAGCTTTAATAAAGCCAGGATGATTTAATATATCACTACCATCTTGTAGTTTAACATCTTTTAAATCATCAACAAAAAATTTACCAAAAACATTATTAGCTTGATTAATTTTTTTATCATAAGCTAAACCAAATTCTTTGCGTAATTCTTGTTCAGAATTAAGTTTATTTAATTCTGCTTGTTTTTGCATTTCTTCATTTCCTTGGCTTTCCAGATTACCATAGTAATCTAGTATTCCTTGCACTTGTTGAGGTAACATTCCTAACTTATGTGCATGAGAAACAAAGTTTTTAACTGGTTGTGGATCTGCTCCTTCTTGTAATGCATAATTAACATTATAATCATCAGGTGTTTCTGGTACACCTAACTTAGAAAATGTTTGTTTCCAATCATCTTCCGTAAAATTTTTATTTGGTACTGGCATTTTATCAGCACCTACCATTCGTTGTGCATGAACATAACTTTTTGCTAGTTGTCCAGCATCTTTAAAATTTTGTAACGAGGCATCTGCTCGTATATCTTCTGGCAAGGTATCGATAAATGATGTTTCTTGCGGTTGTTCGTTTATAGTTGTTTCAGATTGCACTTCTGGTGCAGTTGTCTGTTCATCAGCCATTCTTTTTCTCCTTTAATTGTGGTTTTAACATTGTTTTAATCCACAAAGTAACTGCTCGCATACCTTCTAAATTTGCTGCTTTATATGGATCAGGATCAAATGTTGAATTATGTATTCCTGTTCTATTTTCTAAATCAGCTAAAACTAATGCACCCTCTTTGGTGCTAAAGGTAATTTGATATGCTTGTCGTAATTCTTTTATAATTTGTTCTTGTTTATCAGGCATTAAGTTCCTTTAATAGCGGTGCTGCCTTTCCTCCAGCTTCCGCCATCTGTGATGCTTGATCCATTTGTGCTTGTTGCTGTTGAGCTTCCGCTTGTTGTTGTCGTATGCTCGCAACTTCTTGATCCGATCGTAAAATTTTTCTAGGAACACCCAACACATCAGTAATATGTTTAACAAGTTTATCTGAATCTAGGTAATCCATAACTGGCATCATTTGTGATAATGGAGTTATAATTTCTAATGAACGCAATATTGCTTGAACATCGCCAGTTTTTTGTGATCTTGCTAATGGCGATACATACTCAATATCAACAGTTTGACCTTGTAATGATACTGGCGGTTCAGGTAATAATTGTTTTCTAAGTAAAATATTAAAACATCTTGTTATCAAAGGTTGTAACATTTCTGCTTGTAGTCTGCCTAATACTGGCGACAATAACCTCATTTTTTCTTCATTACGCTGCATAACTTCTGTAGCTGTCATTCTTACATCTTGCGACATTAATAATTGGTCCACAAAGTATGCTTGTCGTATTGCTGTTCTTCGTTGTTCTTCTAAATTTAAACCAACTGGTGTGTTTGCACCAATTTGTAATGGTTCTATTCTATCTCTCGTTCCAGATCTGTAATAGTTTAATCCTCCTGGCTGTGTTCTAACTGGTAAAACAAAACTATCATCAGGTACAAGTAAAGGTGGATCAACCATTTTTTGTGCAGCTTTAATTGTTGTTTCTGACATTTTATTTAGCATTTTAATATCAGGTAATGCTGTCATACTTGGAGAACGACCATATACTTCGCTTGATGATTTTAACCATCGAGGAATAACAAAAGGAAACTCGTTAAAACCAGAT